GGTCCGACCACCGGATCAGCATGGGGTCGATAACCGAGGAGCCAATTTCGTTGCACCCCAGTGCAAACACAAAGCGGTTGATGTCCGAGATGAAGATTTTGTTTTGAATGACCGGCACTCCGTTTGCACCGGACAAGGTGGACAGTTCTACCGCCCGTGTGTTTACACCGCTAGTGTTGTCCCAGTAGTACATAGGACCACGCCTGGGGCCAAAGATCAGGTCTTCGCCAAAATTGCCCTGGCTCCATAGCCGAATTGCTGTGCGTGTCGTGCTTGGAACACCAATACCCCACGAACCCGTCCCCCAGGTGCCCGCACCCCATCCGGTCAGCGGAACCTCGATTTCGGGGCCGACGTTGATCTGATAGGCAGCAGAAACTGCCGATCCGCCAGTTGCGCCTGCGGCGATAACCGAAGGGGTGGTGATGGTGTAAGAGTTGACGTTAACGACGGTGATCTGGAACTCGGCGTTCAGCACCGAGGCGTAAGTCCCGGTCACTCCACTAAACGTAACAAAATCACCCGTGATGCCGCCATGAGAGGGGGCCGTCACCGTAACCGTCGTGGTGCCGTTGCCTGTAAACGGATTGGTGCCAAGCGTAGTTGTCGCACGGATCGGCGTGATGTCGAAGTATGCGCCGCCCCGCTCGATGTAGAACTTCAGATGGGTGCCAACGCCAATCAGGTTTTCACTCTGGAGCGTTACCCAGTTCCAAAGGGAACGGCAGACACCAAGGAATGTACTGGCAGAGATGCGGGTCCATCCGCCAATCTTCTCAGGAGTACCCTGGCGGAAGCGCACCTTATCGCACTCATACCACCCGTTCTCGTTGGTATAGCGGGTGTTCTCCTTGTTTACACCGGGCTTGAGCGTGAGTTTCTTGAGCGGCATGGTTATCTCAGCAGTGCCGCTTCGGCTTCGCGTCTAAGGGTTAACCCCCTCAGTACGCGCCCTGCGGCCTTGTTCCACTTGACGATTTCCTCGCACGCACCCGCCCAGTCCTGAGCGTCTACACGCTTCTTCAACGTGGAGATGCGGTAATTTCCTAGCCCGCAGTTATACGCGAAACTGATGATGGCGGCAAGGCGTCGAGCGGGTTGTTTGATCAGTATTGGCGATAGTTTGATAACGCCAACGGAGAAGTGCAGCAGGTGGCTGTCCAGGGAGGCTTCGGCCTGTTCTAGTGTCCAGACCGTATCGGGCGTCACTTCGGGGCCGGTGCTGCCGTAGCCAATCGTCCAAGGATGCCCACCCGTACCCGGATCGGGGTAGGCTTTGCAGTCACCGTTCGGCAGGCGCTTGGCGTAACCCTCAAAGGGCTTGCACAGCGCCTCCCGTGCGATACGGATGGCTTCCGTGGTCACTTCTGGTACTTCTCAATGCTTCTTCCAACGAACCAGAACGTCAGGCACATATTGAGCATGGCGAAGTCATCTGCATCCCAGACGCGGGTCATCACCTCAGACCAATGCCCGCCAGTCTGGAACGCCATGTAGATCGCAGCCGCCTTGACCGTGGCGTACATAAAGAACAGCGCCCAGGTGATGCCGGGACGGACAAGGGCAGAGATCGCTGCCACAAACCATCCGGCTTCCTTGGCGGTCTGAGCCTGCTCCTTGAAGGCTTCCTTGATGGCATCCAGTTGGTTGACGCTGTAGTCAACGTACCGCTCTTCCATCTTGAACTGGCCGCGCATCTTCTCCAGATCGGTCTGAAGCGTGAACATCGACAGTTCGTGCTTACGCTCGTTGCCTTTATCCATGAACTTGAGCACCTCTGGTGCCAGACGGAACAGACCGCCGAAGATGCTGCCCAGTAGGCCACCACTCAGGATTTCAAACATACTTACTCCCTCGTGGCCGTGACCACATCGTCACCTTTGCTGACCGTGACCTTGTCCCCTTGCACTGTCACGCGCATGGGCTGCTCGGGCTTGTCCAGGCGGTCCAACTTGTCGATCAAGGTCTGGATGACCTTGAACTCAGGCTTCTCCTGCTTCTCAGCAGTACCGGCGATGCCATTCATCATGTTGATGAGCGCGACCAGGGCACCACCAATCATCGTCATTACCGCCGTGATGGCAGAGTCAGACAGGAAGTAGGAGGAGCCCACCCCGATCAGGACGATTAGGGTGATGTAGAAGAGGCCAAACCTGCCAATGGACTTACCGGCAACTTCCTTGGCTGTCTCAGCGGGTTTGGTTTCTTCCATGATTTACTCCGTGATCACCACCGTGTCGGTGTCCTCAAAGAACATCATGCGCCCACGGCACGCGATGTTGTAGTCCTGCCCGTTTGCATCCAACTCTGTCCAAGACCGGGTTTCAATCCTGACGTGCTTGGCAAGTATTTCCCTGCTGCCCTCAAATACGCGCCAGACGTGAAGCATGGAGCCACGACCCGGTTGTCCGCGTGACTTATTGAACCGGATCGTGTACTTGTTCACTCAGGACGATTGGGCCATGCCATGTTGGGGAAGTCCGGGTGCAGACGAATATCGCGCAGGCCGCGACGATACTCAATCCACGCCGCCTTCTTTGCCGAAGTCATGGGCACATCGGGGAGCATCGACCAGTCGGACTCAACCAAGAGTTTTTTGGCCCGATCCCAAGCAAGGTCGGCAGCAGATGAAGTGGCGGGGGCGGGGGGCGCATCGCCTACCTCAACCCATCCCTGATCGTTGTAGGACTCGCCCAACCACGACAGATCACCGATCTGATCGATGAAGCCGTGAAGGCCGAAGATCGGCCCCCAGTTTTCAGGCAGCGGCTGCGGCTCGCTTAGTGCGCTTCCGTCCGACAGTTTTTTCAGTTGCCAGAGTTTGCTCATTTTCATTACTCCTTGCCATCAAGGCGGGTTGAAGTCCGGGCTGCTGCTCGGGGGCAGGAAGATTTTGCCCAATACGTTGATGCGGGGCCATGTCGTTTACGTGAGGGGGGTGCCCGACCCCCGGACTCAGAAGTGCAGCGCCCCCATGACGGTAGTGCTCAAGTTCAGCGTCGGTGTGTTTCCACTGCCTCCAACTGGCGAAATCGTTGCGAGGCTGAAGGTGGATATGGCACCCCACATTAGCGGCGAGTTGATGGATCAACTCAACCACTTCCACTGGCTGCATGATGGCCCAAATGATGTTGCCGTCGTTGCCACGGAGCATCAACTCCGTGGTGCCACCAAACGCGGTACCAACAGTAACTGAACGCGCACGGCGAAGATCGCCCATGCGGTTCTCAGCCGACATGGTGTGATTTATTTCTTCAATACGCTTCTGCAACTGTTTCTTGTTCATTGCGGGTTCCAAGAAATGGTTATGCTCCCGCCGGGACTACCAGCAGTAACTGGATAAGAACCGCCGGGTGCTACTGGTAAACAGGTGTAATTTGCCAACCCGCCTGCATTGCCGCCGTTACCAGGGAATGCCGGATTTGCTAAATTACCTCGACCACCACCACCGCCGCCGGAGCCGTACCACATAACTCCGCCCGCAGGGTATTGAGTCCCGCCACCGCCCCCGCCACCTGAGCGGGGGTACGTTGAACTTCCGGGTTGTCCGGGTTGTCCGTTGTTGTAGAAAAGATTCCCGCCACACCCGCCCCCGCAGGAGCCACCTTGCCTAGAGTTTCCAGGGCCATTTGGCGGGAAGCGCCCCGGAGTCCCGGGGTTGCAAGTACCGGCGCCGCCGCCACCGCCGTCAGCATTTCCTCCGGCTCCAGAGGCAGGTGTGCCATCACCACCCCCGTTACCGCCAAAACCGGGATTACCGGAGGCCCCAGAGCAAAAATTCCCCTGATAAAGAAATATTTGCCCAATACCCCCAGTACTGCCGCCGTTACCGCCATTGCCGCTTGTCCCCGCAGCGCCGCCAGTCCCGCCGTTACCTGCGTTGAATGTATATCCAAAAGCAGAAGATGTATTTCCCGGATTGCCTGGATTACCTGGATTCCCCGATCCCGCAGGATTTCCAGTACCACCGCCCCCACAAGCAGAACCCGCTGAGGCACGGTTGGAAGGCGGACCGCCGCCAAACCCACCACCACCACCGTTTGCGTAATTGCCAATATAACTAAAGCAGCAATAAACGTATATGGCAGCGCCACCGCCGCCACCACCACCACCGGCAATTCCAGGTGATCCGGGAGACGGATTACCCGCATTTCCGGGATTGCCACTTCCGCCTTGACCGGTCAAATTTACTTTTGTTATCCCTACAGGCACGGTGAATGTGCCAGGAGAATTAAAAGTCTGCGTACCGCCGGGGACAACAGATTTACCCCCGAACAAAGTTACTTTTGGTGTTCCTGCTGGCATCATTAACTCCTTGCACGGGTGCTCATACCGTATCGAGCACGCTTATCCTTCGCATACTCCGCGTTTGGCCCATCTTTGTCTACATAGTGCAGCATGAATTGCACATTGAGTTGATCATTACCCAACGGATGCCGCCAATGAACCGCATCGCACCCTTTGTATACGACCGCATCTCCAGGGTTCAAAACGTGCTCTTGCGGGGCTCCGTCTTTATATTTTGTGTATATTGGGGAAAACGCACCCTTAGTTGCCACATTAACTGTGACGCTTATCTCGCAAGACGGCCTGTCCACATGAGGCGTTAATTGCTCACCGGGCTGATATACTCGCGTATATGAGTACGTCGGTATCAATGTTTTACCGGTTGCCTCTTCGACAGCCGTTTTACATTCTTGCAGCAAAACCTCAATCAGTGGGTCCGCGTAATACGAAAAGCGCGATGTAACGTCAGGTCCAGCCGGACTTTCGGCCCACTCGCCACGAACTATTTTATTTTCGAGATACCGGGATACAACGCTAATAGTTGCAGAGTCGATAAAGTTATCAATCCTGACGCAACCATCAAGTTCAAACAGTTCAGCGTCAGTCATAATAAAACCACCCCGTCACAATGTATTTGCTGCGTTCGCCAAACACCGTATTCCCACGATGAGTATGAGTAAACGCCGCAGGCCAAATAATCATCGTATTTTCTTCGGGTTGCAAACGCCGCTGCTGATAAAGAAACTCGGTCTCACCGGCTTCTTCATTATTAAGAGTATTCAGGTATAGCATGTACACCAAAACACGCTCTGCATGGTCGCCGTTGCCTTGCTCCGCATGCCACAAATGGTAGCCGCCCCCCGGATCAGTGCGCTGCATCTTCATGGCCGTACCACGAATTTTTCCATCACGGAGCGGGGAAAACTGCTCTGTGTAGTGGTCATAGCAACGCTGTAACCCATCGAAGAAAATACGTGATGCGGCTACACCATTAAAAGCACCGGCAGTATGAACGCCAAAATTTAGGCTCAACTGCATATCGTTTTTATGGTGCTTATGGGAATACTCGTGTTGCTGACGGTTATTTCCTGCACCAGACTCGACCAGTCGCTCAAACTCACTGATCAAGTGTTGGCAATACCCATCCGGGTACACGCCACGGTAAACAGCGATAAAGTCTTTGTACTCAGCGTTCATTTGAATGCAGGTCCAGAAATCCAAGCCACGAGAGATTGACGATTACCGCTTGTCACGGGGGTTACTTGGTGGAGTACATACGAAGGGAAGGCTACCACCAACCCCCGCTGTTTGCGAACGGTTTGCGGCTGACCAGAAGTAATTACTTGGAGGTTTCCCCCCTCGTATTGGCTCGGGTCGGTCAGTTGGAGTACCAGACTGAGTTTGCGGCTCGGACCGACGTTGCCCCCATAATCCACGTGCCATCCGTACATCCCGTGTTCTGATTGATCGTAGTTGGTCAACTGTATGGCTTCGCCAAAACCCGTCAAGTCAAACCGGAAGTATTGAGCATTAAGGGAGGAAGCAATGTGCCCCAGTTTCTGAAATACCCAGGCGGTTTCTTGGTTCTTGTCCAGCCAAGACACCTGTGACCGGCGAACTTGCTTCAGTTCCTCTTCGGTTTTCATACCGCCGGCCTGCCCCCGTTGTTCAGCCTTACGTGCCTGTTCTTGGAGCCAGTTGAGTTCCTGCTCCGTAAACCCGTTTTCCCACCAAACAAACGGTTCGATGGCGGTGGCGTAAGGCGTCAGCACATGCTGCACGGGCGCTCCTTGTGGGACACGATGAAATGAATGCACCGTGTTGGGGTGTCGGCGTTGCTGCCGGTCAGTTGATGCCGCATCCACGAGTTTCCAAACATCACGGTCCCAGGCACCATGTTGTTGAAGTGGATGACGTTGGTGGCGTTGCTGACCTCTGAGTCCTGCACGAAGTCCAGTTCGATCATGGACTTGTTCATGCGGGTGTCGTGGTAGATCGGGTACGCACCGCCCTGCGGGGTTTCGAGAAAAAACCAGCCGCACATCTGGCTGTTCTTGTGGACATGTACGTCGGTGCCGCCGCCCCGATTGATCTCCTGCGCCCAGAGGCCGGAGAGGTAGAAGTCGTACCGATCTACGGCGTAGCCCTGCCCACGGAGCAGGTCTACAACTGACAGCAGAAGGTAGTCTGCTACTTCCCTGAAGGCAGGATCGTTCCCGAGATGGGCGGACTGAGACATCGGCCACTCGGGCTTGCGAACTTGATCCAAGTATCGGATGCATGTCGGCAGAACCTTTTCAGCCAAGTCAGGCCGCTCATCTCGGTAGACGATAGCCGGGAAGTAGGCAAAACCTTGCATCAAACGTCGATGTAATTCACCAACGTCTGAGCAAATGCTGTGATATCAGCAGCGGTCACTTCACGAGAGTCAGCAGGTTTGCTGCGAGCATTCTCAATCAAAGTGTCACGCGCCATACGCACCGCCTCAAGTTTGGCGCGCTTTGCCTCAAGTGCCATCTGATTGGCGTGGCGAGCGGCTTCAATGGCGGCTTGTGCTGCCATGGTTGCTTCCATTTGGGCCTGTTGTTCAGCGGTCAAAGCCATTTCTTGCTCCTATTAAGACTTCATATCCTTCATGGCGATATTGCCGTACCACGTCGAACCTCCGTTTGGGGTGAAGAAAACCCAAACATCAACAGCACCCGCCGAGGTTGTGCGAGACAGTGTGCCTGCCCCGCCAGGGAAAACAAAACTACCGCCAGACCAAGCCACAGTTCTACCCGCAGTGCTGTCGTTCGTCAAGATCAGCGTGAACGAAGACGAACCCGTGGCGATTGGGTTGGAGAGTGTAAACGTGCAGTTGCCGGTCAGCGTGGCTGTAAACACGTTGGCGGTCTGGAGGTTGACGGTCGTGGAGGTTCCAGAATTGCCCAGAGCCACCACCGTGTCAGCGTAGGCCACCGGACGGGTGAAGCCCGCAGCGGTAATCCGCAGCACTTCAGCGCCGCCTTCAGCAAACGCGATCTCATCTGCCGTGGGGAAAAAGATACCCGTGTTGAGGTCAGTCGAGCGGGTAATCACCGGAGCGGAGGCGCTGCCGTTTGAACTAAGGGCAAACTGACCACCTGCGGTGATCTGAGCGCGCTCTGCAAGAGTGCCCGCGTTGTTGGTGTAGAACTCAAGGTTGGCTGTAATGGTCGTGCCAGACGCCGCGCTCAGGCGGGACGCAACAATCGCAGACCGCTTCTCGG